GGAGCTAATTGCTATTGCAGCGCCCACCTTCATCATCAAGATCTCGTAAAATTCGTAGAAGGCGAAAAGTAATTGAAGAACTCCGGCTTCCTCAAACCAAAAAAGCTAACCGATGCTCAACGCCAGTTAAGGGAGGCTTATAAGCTGGGAAAGGTAAAGCTCAGATCAAGAACCGGAGCGATAGGATCTTTCTACGAGGATCAATGGGTCCCATCTCAAAGCCAACTAGGATGTTACAAGCTACTTAAACAAATGGAGAGACAGGGGAAGATCCAAGACTTGAAGCATCAAGAGCAGATCGCCTTTTCGGTGTTCAGGGAGGACGGACTACGGAAGGTTATCCAGATCAACATCGACTTCGTGTTCTTCCACCGTGGAATCAACCGCCCATGTCGCTGGGATTGGAAACCGCCTCGGGTAGTTCACACAAAGAACGGAAGACGCTATCCCCAAAAGATCCATGAGGGATGGTTTGAGAGATTTGAGTTACTGAAGTTTTGTGAACCCGATTTCGACTACAGGATCTTAACTAAGGAATCTTACGATTGGATTGATCTATGAAAATCAGAATAGCCGCCCAGGATTGTTACAGCTTCCCCGATGCGCCGCACTGCTCATCCTGTCATGAAGATGTCGATTACGGCTATGAGATGTGTACGCATACTCGCGACGGTATCGAGATATCCTGTTGTTGCAAAGCGAACGATTATCTTGAGGAGCTTTCAGACGAGGAAATTTTCAAAATCGTTAAGCGTGAAGACGTTCGGGAAACTGAAATTAATTAATAATTCCAACATCCATAAGAGGGGGAGATGAATACATGAGCATGAAGGGGGTAATCGCCCTGCGCATCAAGGGGCTAAGGCGCGGTGGCTACAAGCTGCGCCGGCTGTTTCTCTCGATATCGGAATTCAAGGCGCTCTATCTCGAGCTCGCGCCAATATATCAAAAGAAATACGGCGGTATGCCAATCGATCAAGCCGCCCGCAAGGACGGCTATCACAATATTTTATTCAGAGGTGTAGCTGTTTGTCTTAAAAAGGAAAATTTATGAAGGCACACTTTATACCGAAAGACTTCGAGGCGTTGATGTTTGGAGACCAAGAGGACTTGAGCGGGGACGGACCGCCGCAACCGCCCGAGAATAAGTTACTAGTCGCGATTATCGGGCGGGCAATCGAGGACGCGATAACCAAGGCGGTTTATGCGCCGACCCTAAAAGACTTTCCCTTTCGGGACAAGGAGGGGGCGATTGAGTGGATTTTTGAAGTATCAAACTCAGATCGACTAGAGCCGTTTTCGTTTGAGTGGTCGTGCTTGCTTCTTTCTTTTTGCCCACACACGATCCGAATGGAAGTGGAGCGACGCATCCGCGGCTTCCAATAGAGAAACTATACAGGACTGAAAAACCATTCCAGCTTGGAAATTGAACTTCGCGTTTAATTCCAAATTAATATTATTGCTGGCAATTGATGGTTTTCAAACCCGGTGAATCAGGCAACCCAGAGGGCGCCGCGGTTAAATCCAAGCAGCAAAAACGCATAGCTGCGCAGCTCCTATCTCCGCACGTAGATAAAGCCGTTGAGCGAATCGCGCAGAGTCTCGAATCAAAAGAGGCAAGCGATCACCAATGGGCCGTTAACCTTGTCATGTCTTACGTGTTCGGGAAGCCAGCTCAAGCGGTTGATATCAATCCCGGCGAAGGCGGATCTTTCAAGCTAATAATCGAGAGAGGCGGTGAGTGAGCGCGAGATCCGCTGGAAGCTCTGGCCTAAACAGCTCCTTTGCCTTCTCTCTGAGGCAACTGAAATTCTGTTCGGTGGCGCTAGCTCTGGCGGCAAGTCTCACCTTATTCGTGTGGCTCTTTGTGTTTGGTGCCTGTCTATACCAGGGCTCCAATGCGTCCTTATCCGTAAGAAGTTCGCCGATATCTTATCCAATCACGTTGAGGGACGAACTGGATTTAAAGCCCTACTCAGACCGTGGATCGAAGCGGGCGAAGTCACGGTCACGAAGCTCGGTATACGCTTTAATAACGGATCAAACATCGATTTCCAGCACTGTCAAGACGAGCGGCAGTTTGATTCCGCGCAGGGCGTCGAAAGACACGTCGTTGTTATCGACGAAGCCACCCAGATCGGGGAGCGCCTTATCCGCTTCTTTAGAACGTGGTGCCGCATGACAACCGAAATGCAGGCAACACTACCGCCCGAGTGGCAGGGAAAGTTCCCGCGGCTTCTCTATACAGCCAATCCGATTGGCGCATCGGTGGGCTTCTTCCGAAGACAGTTTATTAGCCCACGCAGGGCGCTAGAGATTGAGCCGGTCCACGGCTTTAAGCGCCAATACATCCCATCGAAAGTAACGGACAACCTATCGGCAGATCTCGGAGCCTTTGAGGGTCGCATGGAGGGCATAGGAGATGCCGCGATTGCTCACGCGCTTAGAGAGGGTGACTGGGAATCCCCAACCGGTGATTTCTTCCCCGAGTGGGACGAGGATAGGCACGTCATTCCTAATTTCACTCCCGGCGAACACTGGTTCCGTTTCGCGGTTTATGATTGGGGCACAAGAGATCCTGCCTGTTTTAGATGGTACGCGGTTTCCCCGGGCGAGATGGTTGCTAATCGGTGGATCCCGCGCGGCTGCTTGGTTGCTTACCGCGAGTGGTATATCTGCGCCGACGACGATCAGAGCGTAGGACGGCGTCTCCGTAATGAGGACATGCGAGACGGCTATCTTGCGAGGACCGAGCCAGAGTTTCAACGTCAGCCCGTCTTAACCGACTCTTTGCCTTTCCAGGATCGCGGCGGGGAAACAATAGCGGACGTGTTCTGGAACAAGGGCGCCGGCGTTAAGCTTACAGAGGCGGATACTTCCCGCGTTCCTGGATGGTCGCAGCTTAGAGCTCGACTTAGGGGGGAGCAGCCAGATTCTAACAACCCATTTCGCTACGCCATGATGCTTTGGTGTGAGTGCTGTCGTGCCGCGCGAGATTACATCCCCGCACTAACCAGGCACCCCTCTGAGAACAAGAAAGAAGACGCACAAGAGCATGGAGAGGCAACGCATAGCTGCGACGTTGACCGCATGGCGGCAATGGCTCACCGAGTGATCAGGGACGCCCCAGAGCCCGACGACGCAATCATCAAGAAAGAAATCGAATCAATCACCAAACGCCCAACTATGAAACGAATAATTCCGGATCTCCCAATATGAACGTAACGCAAGACGTGACAGAAACCGAAGAATTGACCCGCGACGATATCGCGAAGTTTATGGAGACGCTGGGCTTTGTCGAGTCGGGTATAGCCGGAGAGACCGTGTGGCTTGCAAACCTATCGGTGTCGATCCGCGTTAACTCCACGAAGGGCTTCAATTCAAAGAATCACATCAAGTCTGAAGTCTATAAGCGAGTGGCGTATCACCGTGACGAGTTCTTAAAGCAACTAGACGCGATCCTTCTCTTTTGTCTCTCTGACATGCAGGGCTTCGATCCTCGCTTCACGAAAGAGGACACAGCAAAGAGAGCGCGGCTTGGTGTCGACGTGGTTAGACCGATGATTGCGGAGAAATCCGCGTGTTAGACACACAAAACATAAAAATCGAGGATGTCCGGGAATTCATTGCCGACGTCGAGAAGAAGCGCGAAAACTGGCTCACCGTAGCCGAGAGATCGTGGCTCGAGATAAAGAAGCGCAGCCGTAATGGGAGGCTTTGGGGTGGCAACGATCTAAACAACGCAAGCAAGAAAATCCGCTATCCGCTGTGGTGGGTCACAATGGAGATCCGGAAAGCCATTACGCTTAGCCGCCTTCCCATCCCCGTTCTTAAGGACACACAGGGCGACGATCCATTTGGCAGAACCTCATGTGTAATCGGCGAGCGTTTCATTAAGGGCATACTAAAAACCTTTGACGCCCTGTCGGTGTTCTGTTCTGGGCGTGATGATCTTCTAGTAACCAATTTTGGGTGGTGCCGCGCCTTCTTCAAAGAAGAAGAGGGACTAGAAGAAGAGAAGATCAGACTACAAGAGTTGACACCGCCCCCGATGATGGGTCCGGACGGTCAGCCACTACCTCCGCAGCCCCCAATATACGTAACCCCAGACGGTCAGCAGGTCTTCGAGCCGGAGTTTGACGATCTCGGGGCTTATATGCTCACCGGCGCAATGGTCCCGGTCTTTGATCAGCAAGTCTATCTTGATCACGGGCTTTACTGCGATCTTTACGTAGACCCCGACGCGAGAAGGTGGAGCCAGGTTAAGAAGCTCGCCTTTAAGTACGAGTACACCTACCGAGATTTTGCGGCGAAGTTCGGCAAAGACGCCCTAGAGCTTATATCCACTAAGGACATAGACGATCACAAGTCCGGGAAGCCCATCGTTGTATTTGAATACTGGGATTATTTTCTCCGTATCGTCAAGTGGTGCGCCGAGAACAGCGAAGACTTTTTCCAGCCAACCGGCATGGCAGTTCCGAATACGGAAGCGGCTACGCAAGATCTCGAAATGATGGCGCCAGACGACGCAACCGACAACGCCGACGCCGCCCGCGCGGACGACGGCGACATTTACGGCTTAAACGACTTCTTCCCCTGCGCGGAGCCTCTTTGTCTTAACGCCCCAACCGATGAATTCTGGCCGATCCCAGAGTATTTCCAGGTCCGGGAAATACTTGATGACGTCCACAACATAACGACGCGGATGTTTCTTCTGACCAAAGCCATCCGCGTTCGTTTTCTTTTTGACGGTTCTATCCCAGAGCTCAAGCAGCTCACTAACGAGTCCTCAGAAGCCACCGGACTGTCGGTCCCGAATCTTGCCGAGGCTCTTATCAACAGCAAGGACGGCACCCTAACAAAGCTCGTCGCCTATTTCCCTGTGAAAGAGATGATTGAGGGGCTTGGAAATATGTACGTCGCGTTTAATCAGCGGCTCGACATGTATTTCCAGGCTACGGGCATCAACGACCTTATCCGCGGCGCCGCGTCAGACGTCGAAAAGACTTACGGTGAAAGGCAGATGGAAGGGAAGTACGCCCTTAACCGCATCGAGCCCTATCAGCGCTCAATTCAAGAGTGGATCAAGAACAATTACCAGCTCCTTCTCGATATGGGGCTTAAGAACTTCTCCGATGAAAGCATAGACGAGTATGTTACGCCGCAGACCTTGGATCGCGAAGATAAACAGCGATATATCCCAAGCCTGAAGCTCCTAAAGTCAAACCGCCGCCGGCGCTTCCGGGTAGACTTCGAGACCGACGCCACGATCAACATTAATGAGCAGTACCAAAAAGCCCAGGCTATAGACCTTGGGAACGCGCTCACGAAAATGCTCGAAGCAACGGCGAGCATTGCCGAGACGTCCCCGGAGCTCGCCGTTACAGAGCTAGCAGTAGCGAAGCACGTAATCTCTCAGTACTCAGACGGCAAGGTACTCGTAGATGAGTTTATCGGCTCAATCGAGGATGTGATTGAAAAGTACAGCCAGCCGCAGCCGGAAGAACCGAATATCGACCTGGAAAAGCTCAAGCTAGAGGGGCAAAAGCTCACCGCAGATTTCCAGTTTAAACAACTCCAACTTCAAACCGGCTCTCAGCTCGAGTACGCAAAGCTAATGCAAAAATCACAGCAGGAGCAGATCACAAACCAGCTCAAACAGCTTCAGATGCAGATTGATAGCGGAGCGGGTCAGGCGGAGCTTCAAATTTCAATCACCAAGATCCAATCTGACATAGCGCAGGGATGGGCAGAGTTGCAGCTAAAGAAAGAAGAAGCCCTAAGATTCGCCACAGCAGAAGGCGGCAAGCAGTCTATCGAAGCCTTCCGTGCGCAAATCGACGCAAGGGTGGCAAGTCAAGAAATGTCCCTCATGGAAGCGGGACAAGCACTTGAGGCGTTCCGCGTACAGATGGAAGCGCAAGATACCCACGCAAGCCTCGAGGAGCGGATCGCCACCGAGCAAAGACTTCAAGAGGAGCAGGGCATGAAAAAAGAAGCCCACTTAGCAGACACGTTCAGCAAGATGGTCGAAGCAATGACGCCGGAAGCGCCGAAAGCTCCCCCTGTCACGATAGATAAATCGACCACAATCCAAATTAAACAGGCAGAGCAAAAACCCAAAGCTAAGAAGGATAAGAAAAAATCTTGAGCGCAAAGATTCGAACGAAGCCATACGTCGGCGGGTCGGAGCACGAGTCCGAGTGGCCTTCCGAGTACGGAACGCTTGATAAAACGCCCGCCTATGTATGCAGGAAGACCGGGAAGGTTAAGAAGGGGCGGCCGCCAGCAAGGAAGGTTAACGCAGTAGCCCCGACAATCATCTTCGATGCCATGCCCCCGCAGTATCACGAGGCAGCAAAGCGCGTAATTGATACGCGTTCAGAATGGAAATTCACGGACAAGCTCCACGGAACCATAACGATGAGCCCAACGGAAAACGCTACCCCACCCGATTATACCGACCACGAAAAGAAGAGTCGGCGCGAGGACATTAAGGTAGCAAGGCAACGCGCAGTAGCGGACGTCCTAGCAAACAGAGCACCACTTACCGATGATCAAAAAACTCTCTGCCGTAAATCGGACGAGAGGATTTCACAACAACTTGGATACGACGTGAGCAAAATATGGAAAAAGAAGAAACGCAAGTAATAGAAAATCAGGCACAACAAGAACACGGCGCGGAGGTTGTTCAAGAACAGCCAAGCACCGAGAGTGAGCAGCCAAAATCAGCAACCCTCGACAGGCGGGAGGCTATTGCTGCAGCGGTTGCTAAGCATTCAACCGAGAAGAAAGAAGCGCCGGCAGTCGCCGAAGCCCCCACACAGACAGAGGCAAAAGCCGCGGTAGACGATCCGGACCTTGAGCCCCCGCAGGAATTTTCCGCTGAAGCGAAACAGGCCTGGAGGAACAAGGATTACAAGCGGGTTAACCAGGAATATCGGCGCCTCAACTCAGAGAGAACGGCCGCAGTTACTCGCGTTCAGCTCGACGTAAGGGACGCAAAGAACGAAGCCAAAACATGGCGCGAGCTCGGTGGGAAATTAAAGCCGTACATCGAGGCGAGGGGGAAAGAGGGCGTGCCGCCCGAGCAGGCTATGATGGAGGCAATCGATCTGGTCCACGCCTTTAGGACAGGAGATCCGCAGGTCTCTAAGGCTGAATTGAAAAAAGCCGGAATCGATCTTGATGCCGCGCCGGGAACACAAAGCCCGAATCCTCTTTCACATCCCGACATAAAAACTTTACAGGAAACCGTTTCAGCCCTAGTTACTGAAAGAGAGACACGAATAAGACAAGAGGTCGCGGGAAATTTCTCAAGATCGATTGCTCAACTAGCGTCCCTCAAAACTCGAACATGCGAGCCAGCATTCCCCGGCTTTCACGATAGTAGCGAAGCGGGTATCCAGTTCGCCAGAGAGTTAGGATCTCTTACCCGGCAACCACTCTTTATTGATCTGGTTGCCCGCAGAATCCCGAACTACACCCACGTGGATCTTGTGCGCGAAGCGTACACATCACTGGGA